ACAGCTAATCGGGCGGGCTTGTTTTTCATCTGTTCCGGAAGCCGAAGGCCCTTGGACGAAAATCCGCGAAGGGCATTTGACCGACTTTTCGGTAGGCTACCGGGTTGTTAATTCCGAATGGATTCCCGCCGGGGAAACCCGAAAGATCAAAGGGAATAGCTTCGAAGGCCCGGTTTCGATCGTAACGCGTTGGCGGCTCAAGGAACTTTCCGCTTGCCCGATAGGGGCGGACGAACTGGCGAAGGCGCGGAGCAAAACGCCGGAAACGCCAAAAGAACCGGCGCGCGAGACACCGCCAGAACCAAAGCCGGAACCAAAAATTGAAACGAAAGGACAATCCAAAATGAACAAGAAATTTTTTGCAATGCTTGTCGCCCGCGGGCTTGATAAAGACGCGACGGAAGAACAAGCTTGGGCATTTTTCGAACTGCTGGAAGCCCGCGGGGAACTTTTCAACCCGTCCGAAATCGCCGACAAGGCGAAACAGGCCGAACGCGAACGCCGCGCCGAAATCCGGTCCATGTGCAACGACATGGGGTTCGAAGACGAAGCGCAACGGATGCTTGATGCCGACATGACCGCCGATCAGGCCCGCGCGGAACTGTTTAAACTTTTGAAGAAAGGCAAGGAAGCCGAACCCGTTCGCGCGGCCGCCGTTATCATCGCCGACGAACGCGATAAATTTCGCGACGCCGCCGGACATTCTGTTTTGATGCGCGCCGGGGTCGACATTGCCAAACCGGCCGAAGGCGCCGAAGAATTGCGTGACTTCACGATGGTCGAGCTTTGTCGCGAAGCCCTTCGCCTGGCCGACAAACCGTATAAGGGCGACCGTCGGGAAATCGTCGGGCGCGCGCTCACGACTTCCGACCTTCCCGCGATCCTGGCGAACGTTGCGAATAAGCAGCTTTTGTCCGGCTTTGAGGAAGCAAACGAAACCTTCGAAGTATGGACCGATTCCGGGTCCGTTCCCGATTTTAAAGCGATGACGCTCGCGCGGGCTTCCGAAGCCGACGACCTGGACGAAATCGCCGAACGCGGGGCATACGAATACGGCGACCTGTCGGACAAAAAGGAAACCGTCCAGGCTGTTACCTTCGGGAAAATTACGGCCATTACCCGGCAAGCTATTATCAATGACGACCTGGGGGCAATTACGATGGTTCCCCGGAAAATGGGACGCGCCGCAAAGCGCAAAATCGGCGATTGTGTTTACAGCGTTTTGACCGCCAACGCCGCCATGGGCGACGGCGTAACGCTTTTCCATAGCGCGACACATGGCAACGTCGGAACGTCGGCCGTCATCGGCACCTCTCCGGTTGCCGAAGCCATCAAACTGATGGGTCTGCAAACCGATCCGTCCGGCAACGCTTATCTCAATATCCGGCCGGAATATTTCATCGGCCCGAAAACGATTGAAGGCGTTTCCGAAGTTTTCTTCCGGTCCGAAAAATTCGCCGACAAAGATAGCCTGGCGACCGACTCTTATCTGGCCGCGTCGCGGGTAAATCCGTATTCCGGCGACTACTTCACGCGCGTTTACGATGCCAGACTTGACGGCTCCGACACGGCGAAATATTACTTTGCCGGCCCCAAGGGCATGACCGTTACGGTCTTTTATTTGAACGGTCAGAAAGCGCCTTACATGGAGCAACGCGAAGGTTGGACCGTCGACGGAACCGAATTCAAGGTCCGTATCGATGCAGCCGCGAAGGCCGTTGATTGGGTGGCCCTGGTTTCCAACGCCGGCGGCTGATTCTTTGCGATTTAAATATTAACCCCGCGTAAATGGTTCGTGGGGTTCTCATAACAATACGAAAGGACTCTTTAAAATGACAACTCCACTTGAAGGCAAACTCAATGTTGCAACGTTCGAATACGACTTTTCGGTCGATGGCGGCGGGATTGGCGCAATTACGATGCGCGGCGGGGAAATCCCGTCCGGCGCGAAGGCCGTCCAGGCTTACATCAACAACCCGACGACCGACATTACTTCCGGCGGGTCGGCTACCATTTCCTTTGGTCTGAATGCGGCCGGCGACGTCCACGCGGCCGACGCTATCGCCGATATCAACGCCGGCCCGATCATTTCCGATCAGATCACGCTCGCCGGCGCGCCTTTGGTTATGGCCGCCCGCAAGCAGTTGATCGCGACGATTGCCGTTGCGGCCCTGACCGCCGGGAAATTCACGGTTGACGTTTTCTGGTGGTATTAAGCCGTGACTTTTGAGTCCATACTCGACCAGGCGGCGGTGGATATCTTCTCCGTCGCCGGGGTCGAGGCAACTTTCATCAAGGACGGCGAATTCCCGGCCGCCTGTTTTGTCGTTGTTTCGGACGAAGCTGAAATTCAGCCGGGCGGGTTTGACCTTCCGGCAATGGCGCAAGTGCGGACAATCGAAGCTCGCCTTGCAGAAATAGGCACGACGCCGGAAGCGGGCGACGTCTTTATTATCGCTTCCGGTCTTTACGCGGGGACCTGGACCGTCGTCGAAGAACTTGAAAATGACGGGTTCACTTCAAAAGTGGCGGTTCGATAAATGGCGCAACTTCAAATTGACATAAACCCGGCCCAAATTCGCGAAGTCGAAGCGATGTTCGCCGGGATTGGCAACTCGGCAACAAAGGTTTTGACTCGCGCGATAAACAAAACCTTGACCGGCGTCCGGACGGACATGACGGACGAAGCGTACCAGGAATTGAACACGACGAAAACCGTCATTCGGTCCGCGGTTAAAATTAACCGGGCGACATGGTCCGACATTTCAGGGAAGTGCTTTCGCGCGGGGAAACCGCTTTCGCTCTCGAAGTTTACCGGGACCGCGCAACGGGCGAAAGGCGTTTCCGTTAAAGTGCTGCGGTCGGGGAACCGGACTATTTTAGGTCATGCGTTTATTGCGACCATGCGGTCCGGCCATGTCGGCGTCTTCTGGCGCAAAACGGACAAGGTCGGGACCGGGACGAAATCCCTACTTGCCGACAAGTCCGATTATGGTCGTTTACCGGAACACCTCCGCTTGCCGATCAAAGAACTTTACGGGCCGCGGGTCGAAGATATTCTTGCGAAGGCGGGCCGATGGAAAAACGTCGAAGACAAGGCAAACGCGCGGCTTTTGAAAAACATGGAGCAGGAAATCGCTTACGAACTTTCAAGGCTTTAACAAATGGCTGATTCTATTCGAACCCAAATCATCGCGGCGCTAAAACTCCGGGCGGCCGATATCCTGGCGACGAAGGGTTTTCAAACGTCGATCGGGACGAACGTTTTTCTTGCCCGGAAGCCGAACAAGCAACTTCCGGCGGTTGTTGTAAAGCCAGGCCGCGAAAGCAATTCCCCGGAATACGGCGAAAATATTTTGACGATGGACGTCGACGTTTCCGGGTTTATGGCCTTCGGGTCGTCCGACCCGGAATTGATCGCCGAAAAAATCCTTGCCGACCTGCTGGAAGCGTTCACCGGCAACGAAATCGTTTACACCTTCGAAGACGGCGAAACCGAAATCGAAGTCGGCGACACTCTAACCGGGGACGATACGGGTGCAACGGCTTACGTCGTCGCGGTTTCCATTTCTTCCGGGACATGGTTAGGCGAAGACGCGGCCGGAACGGTCCGGGTCCGAAGAATAACCGGGACCGGCTTCGGCCTTGAAGCTGTAACGGTCGGCGGCGCGGACGCCGCGGCCATAACCGGCGGCACAGAATACGACGCCAACGCGTTGTCATGCGGCGGCCTGGCCGAATCGATTGTTTATACCGAAGGCGGCGCGGAAGATTGGCCCGAAGACGGACAAACCGTCGCCGGGTCAAATGCGCGGCTTTCGATAGCGTACAGAACAAAAACCGGGAATCCCTATTCCCAATAAATGAAAGGGTTTAATCATGGGCGCACCTTTACTGTATTTTGAAGCGGGACAATCCCCGGCCGGGTATGTCGCTTTGACCGATTCGGGGGACTTCACAATTTTCAACTCCGCGGCTCAACTTTGGAGCAAGCGAAGCGGATATGCTCCGATCGTCCGGCCGAATGGCGTTATTTCCGGCCTGGTCGTTTCGGTTGCGGCTTCCGGATCGTCCGACGTTGTCGACGTTTCCGCCGGTTCCGTTTACCTGGCCGGCGTCGAAACCGACGTCGAAGCCGACGCCGATCTTTCAATCACGCGGCCGGCTGTTTCAGACTATCAAAAGCTATCTATCACTATCAACTCAAGCGGCGCGTTGGCCGTTGTCGAAGGCGCGGAACATACGGCATTCAGTACGACACGCGGCGCCAACGGCGGCCCGCCCTGGATTCCGACAACGTCGATTGAGATCGCGCAAATTTGGTATTCCGACGGCGATTCGGCGGCGGTTGCGGCCGACGAAATCAAGCAAATTGTCGGAAGCCAACGCGAAGTCTATAACAACCCGGTCTGGACCGTTGACCCCTATCGCGAAAGCGCGGGCGTCCTGGGTTATGCCGGCGTTGACATGGCTTCGGCCCTTCCGCAAATCCACAGCGACGACGCCGGTTCCACCACTACCGGGAAAAAAGTCTATGTCAGCTACGCGACCCCTGACTTTTCCGCCGTATCGATCGCGAAGGACTTCAAACGACCGGCCGAAAGCTATTCCGTAAATTCGGAAGAATTCTATGGCCTGGCCGTCGGCGAAGTTTCTTCGACTTTGAACGCCGGGTCCTTTACGATGCGCGCTCCAAGCAAATTGGCCGACCCGTTGCTTGCCATGGAAGGCGAAGCGGTTTTCTTCAAGCTTTTCCCTGACCGCCTGGAAGAACCCTATATCCTGGCGCAAGGCAAGCTTGGGGCGGTCGAAGATATCAAGACCGACGGAACGATCGAAGTCGCTTGCACTATCGCGGCCGAAATCGCCGGCGTCCGGATTCTTGCCTAATGGCTTTCGACGCGCAAAAATTCCTTTCGACCCCGTTCGTTTTGCGGACGGGGTCCGTTGACGTTCCGGAACTGGCGGGGATGTTCGACGATGGGGAAAAGCCGGTTTTCAAGGTGCGCGGCCTGGACGGTAAAGAGTGGGGGCTTGCAAAGGAAGCGATCCGCAAGCGGCGCGACATGGCGGCCATATTTCAAAAGATGGCATCCGGCAACGGTGGGGAAATCGCCGACGCGGTCGCGGATTCGTTGGGGCTTAACGACACGACGGCGGCCGAAGACGCGCTTCGCCTGACAATCTTCCCGATTGGTTTAGTCGAACCGGAATTGACGGAAACCGAAGCGATCGACCTTTCCAAGAAATTGCTTCGCCATTTCCCGACGGCCTTCGAACGGATCACGACAAAAATTTCGGAATTGACCGGAACTTCCGACCAGGGGGAAGCTTGCGGCTCTGGCAAAACCCCGAAGTCCGGGCCGCACTCGCCATCTGCTACCAAAAAGGGGCCTTCCTCTGGCAAGCGTTCCCGCAAATCATCCCACAAGGCTATTGCACCGACACCGAATTAGAATTGTGGGCGCTTTATTACGACAGTTTACCAAAACCGAAAACGGGCGGATAAATGGCCGATCTTGAAAAAACAGTCGCGGTTATCTTCAAGGGCGACGATCAAATGTCGTCGACCGTCCGGTCGATAAGCCGGTCGTTTTCAGACTTTTCCGGGATGGCTCAAAACGTAGCGGCGCCTTTGGCGAATATTGCCGAAGGCGTTATCGCGGCCGATACGGCGCTTGCGGCTATGGCCGTCGGCGGCATGGCGCTTGCTATACGGGAAGCCGGGTCGTTTGGCGATTCGTTTAATGAAATCGCGACGCTTATCGACGCGCCGCAAGACAAGCTTGACCAATTCCGGCGCGATATTGTCGAATATGCCAAAGACTCGACGGCAAGCTTTGAAGACATAAACGCGGCGACTTATTCCGCCATTTCCGCCGGGACCGATTATTCGAATTCCCTTCAACTTTTAGCATCATCCGAAAAGCTGGCGACCGCCGGCAAGGCCGACCTGGAAGCAACAACTCGCCTTCTGGCGTCGTCTTTGAACGCATACGGAGACGGCGTCGATCAGGCGGCCCGATACAGCGACGCCTTTTTTACTACTGTTAAGTATGGACAGACAACGCTTCCGGAGCTTGCCGAAGGCTTGTCACAAGTAACTGGCCTGGCGGCAACGGCCGACGTACCGATTGAAGAATTAGGCGCCGCGCTTGCGGCCTTGACAGGGTACGGCGACCCGACAACGGCGGCTTTGACGAAGGTCAAAGGTATTTTGGCGGCGGTAATTAAGCCGTCTGAAACAGCGGCGGCAACGGCAAAACAATTAGGCATCGATTTCAGCCTGACGGCATTGAAGGCCGACGGCCTGGCCGGCTTTCTGCAAAAGGTTTACGACGCGGCAGACGGCGACGCGGCTGTTATGACGAAGCTTTTTGGCCGGGTCGAAGCGCTTTCCGGCGCGCTGGTTTTGGGCGCTGACAACTCCGGGAAATATGCCGACGCGCTTGCGGCGATGAATGAGGCGGCCGGGGCGACCGAAGCGGCTTTCGCGAAGATGGCCGAAAATTTCAACCAGGTTAATCAAACAATCGCCAACAATGTTCGGGCGGTCCTTATCACTTTGGGCGACGAAATGTTAGGCGGTTATATCGAAATTGCCGGCGGTATAACGGACGTTTTCCGGCAAGTCGAACAAAGTATAGACGACGGGGTTTTCGATTCGCTTTTCGATGCGTTCGACGAATTCGTCGGACAAATTTCGGTT